TACTTGCGAATGAGGCAGCTAGCTGCATTCTTCTCTGGCGTGCATGACCATTCGATCTTTCATAATACTGGTCAACAAAAGCTGCAGCCTGTTCAGGCGTAGTAGCCTGACGTATCATAGTTCCTGCTCTTCTCTCATTACCCTGCGTCAGTTCAAAGTTTATAAAGCCAAGCTGTTGTTCAAATGATGAACCACGAATATCCTGACCCGACCATCTCTGGAATGCTGCCTGTCTATCTGGGTGCCACTGAGCAATACCATATGCCCTACCACCATCACCAACAGCGCTTGGATTAAAGTTACTTTCAACTTGTAGATTAGCTGCCAAACCTGCAGCTTGCGCTGGCGACCAACCAGATGATTGGAAAAACTGCATGGCAGCTGCAGCTGAACCGCTGGTTGCTGTTCCACCCTGTCTTCTATCCATCATTCCTTGCACCATTGGTGAAACAGTTGGTGCTTGATTCATCATTTGTATTGGTTGCATACCACCACTTGCTGGTGGTGGTCCGCCACCTGCCGCTGTTGCCATAGCAGGAGCTGCTCCACCACCGCCACCGCCGAGCGATGGTGTAGCAGGTGGTGCACTTCCAGTCGGCTCAGCCATTGTTTGTTGAGTTGGTAGTGATAATCCTTCGAATTTGATACGTTCCGCCTCGAACTTAATCTTTTCGAAATCATAGATAATGGTATCGCCCTCGACTCTAACAGCTGCACTTTGTGCTGCTACTGATGCAGAAACTGATGCAAACTCTGCGTCCATCGATGAGCCGATAGATCCTCTGGGTCTTGCTCTATCTTGAGCGTCTTGAAGCAAACCCATCTCGGCGTCCATAGAATCACCCATAGATCCTCGAGAAATCAATCTACTTTCCGCTTCATCAGCGCTCGATTGAGCTGAAATCAATTCAGCGTTAAGCTGATTTCTTCTACGTTCGAGAAGTTCTTCTCTTGTTGGTCCTCTTGGTGCTGCTTGTGGGGTTGTAATTCGTGCAGCATCTGCTTGCGTAATTGGGTTAGCTCTGTTGTGACTTGCTAACTCATCTTTTATAGTTTCTACTCTGTTTCTGTTTACGTTCGTGTTGTTACGAGATAGCGCTGCTTCAGCAGCAGCCAGTCTTTCCATTATCATCTGCCGCGTAACATCTTGAAGATTAGCAGTTAAACCTGCCTCTAATCTTCTTCTTTCAGCTTCAGAAGCTTGATTTAATCTAACAACACGTTCAGCTTCAGTTTCTTGGCCTTGCTGAACGCCCATCTGGCTTACATCACCATACAGTTCTTTTTCTGCTTCAAGCTGAATTTCCCTCTCAGCTGCAGCTTCTTCTTCAGCGGAAGGAAGATTTGATTCGATATCCTCTTCTTCTTCCTCGCTATTGCTTGCTGAGAATTCTAAATACAGCTTGTATAACTCATACGCAAGAAATACACTACTCAATGCTGATATGAATGATATGATCCAACCAGGTCCAGGAACTGCGGCGCCTGCTGCAGCCAAAGCAATTCTTTTCGCAGCTGCTCTAAACAAACGTGGTGATTTTCTCTTCATATATGTCAAATATCTACGAAGAAAACTTCTTTGTCTATTAGGAACAGGTCTTGGTGGCTGCTGCCTCGGTGGCTGAGGTCTTGGTGGTTGCTGCCTTGGTGGTTGTCTTCTATCAGGCAAATCTGGCATAGGAATATTATCGATATTCAGACCAGGAGTTGCAGCAGGAGGAGGTGTTTGCGTGGGACCAGCTGCTGGAGTACCACCAGCAGACTGACCAGAACCATAAACAGTCAAAATCTTTTCAAGGATTCTATTTTGTTCTTGTTGATTTTCAAGAATAGTTCTAGTCAGATCAGTTTGTCTTGATAGGTTTCTTGATATATCTTCGCTCGAGGTATTGATACCATCAGCGTCTTTAGACCCAGAAACTCTAGCCATTGCCCTACCAATAGTAGGAAACATCTTATTGAAAGTAGCAGAGCCAAGGCGTAAAGTTCCCTTGGCTGCTGCTCTTGCTACTCTACCACCAAGCGATGGTTTATTTGCTGATGGCAGAGTTCCTGACATTAAGCTTTACCTGCGATCTTTTCCTGACCTCTGGTATAAGCAGCCACACCAAGGATAGCGCCGAACGCTAGGTGAATCAGACCACCGTTAGAAAGCGTCAAGCTCTTCCATTCGTTGTATGGCATATTGATACCAAAGTTATGCTGAATCAACGGAAGAAACATAGTAATCATTGGAAAGATAATAAAGTCGAAGGCACACATTGCCATATACAACCAACCCATGGCTGGACGCCAGTATGCCTTTGCCCAATGCTCGTCTTGTTTTGCCATCTGATGGTCGGCAATTTTTGAATCAACCTCAGCTTGGGCAAGACCAACAGCTGGGTTCATCTGTGCCATCTGGGATTGGTTCATTCCACCGCCCATGCCACTGCTAAAACCGCTACTCATCACACCAACGGGAATGTTTGCGGCAGTTTTGTTGGTAGCTGGGTTATTGGCTGCACGAATAGGTGGTGGAGATGCAGGAGGAAGGTTGTTAATAGCTCTCACTTCATCCTGCGCAGGTTTTGGTGCATGATCATCGTCATCGATGTCTGGTTTTTCAAATCTAGGCATTTTGTTTCCTCTGCTCTTCAAGTTCCTTGAGATATTGCAGGAGCATTTCAACAAAAAGATCCCGTTCGAAGGGAATTAGATTTTCAATATCTGCAACACTGTATTTATGATGCTGAACCAAAGAGAAAATAGAAACGTAGTAGTTCTCTAGGGTATTATGGCTCAAGCCAACGTAAAAAAATCAGTGAGCGATGTCAGCTCAATGACCCTCTGGTTGCCGTTCTTGTTTTTGTATTCTAGTTTATGATAGAGCTTTGGGACGTTAGACATGAACATCTGGACTTTCTCAAACGTTTCAATACCACAATCGTCTAAGAACTGCTCGACTTCTTCCTTGCTGTATTCTGTTGGGTCGTAGATTTCATCTCCATCATAAATCTTATCAATACAACGTATCACCAGCTCATAAAACGCATCATCACCTGAGCCAAAAAAATCCTTGTCGTCAAAGATAGAGGCTGATGGGTAACGCATCTGGATTCCCATTTTGTCGGTGATCTTGATTACACGATCAATCTTCTCAGGGAACTGGACCTTTACTTCTTTGAGATCGATGGAAAACTCATAGATTTCATCATCTTCATTGTCTCTGTATGAGACCTTGACAATATTGTTGACCGAGATAGCTCTTAGCTGCATAAACAAATACTCGATGTCAAAGATAGCAAGCCTATCAACATCGAATGACTTACTCAGAGCGCAGTTGTTTACAACCTGCTTGACAGCTCTGAGGATTTCGTTTGGTTCTTCTGATGTTTTAGCCATCAGCAGAATCTTTTCTTCCTTCACTAGGAATGGTCGAAAGGATTCTTTCTTATTTGTTGATGGTACTACAAACTCAAAGATAGGATGTTTGATTTTTGGTAGTGGCATAATGTAACTCCATAATGATTATTATCTTCCGGTTACTGTTTGATCAGGTTGTAGATTCAATCCATTAGCATTCCCTCTTCTCTCTCTTGCAGCGGCAGCATCTCTACGGATTTGAGGATATTGTGCTGCATTTGGATTTGTGCTAGACTCAGTTGCTGAGGAATAAGGTCTTACTGGTGGAGGTATTTCTGGTCCAGATCTTTGAGGTCTTGGTGATTCAGTTCTATTAGGTTGAACCTGAGAAGAAGATCCAGCCGCAAGGGAAGCACCAGACTGAAACTCTTGAAGCGCATAACCATCGTAGTACCATTCTTTGAACGCGAACCCTACTGTAAACTCATACAGCTTGTTGTTATCGCTCCAAGATAAATTAACATCACCAAGACTAGTTGGAAATGCATCTTTAAGAACAACAACGTTTCTGAGAATTGCTTCGTTGTCAAAAACATAAATGCGAACTTCGGTTGCGTAGTAGTCTTTGTATTCGGTTTTATAACTTGCATGACTTCCACCAGATCTTCCGGTAAAGTCGAATATACCATTGAACCAAATAGCAAAACGCTTCCAGATATCGTTATTTACTGTATCAATGAAATTGATACTAATGTCAGTAAAGTTCACGTTGGTAGGAAACTTTTGCTCAGGACCTACGCCGTATCTAAACACACGCTGAAAGTCGAACGTAACACCTGGGATTGTAACGTTACTGGCACGATAAAAGATAACTCTATCAAGACTGGATGAACCGAGGATTTTTGGAGCTGGAATCTCAATCAGAAACTTATTAGTCTGAATAGTTCCAAATTTGTTCAGGTTACTTGAAAAGTT